ATGGAAATTAACGATATATTTAAACTAATAGACGCGGGATTTACAAAAGAAGACATTATAGAAATGTCTAACCCCGTAGAAACGGTAGCGGATGTTTCGCAGGTAGAAACGGTAGCGGATGTTTCGCAGGTAGAGACTAAAACAATAACTCCGGAAGAAACAGCGGCAGGGTCAAATATTGATTATATTAAAGCTTTGCAGAAGAGTATTGACGATTTGAAGAAAACAATTATTGCAACTAATCAGTTACGCGATTTAGGCGGCGAAAAGCATACATCTGTTGACGACATAAACGATTATATTATTAACGGAAGGAATAAGAAATAATGGCAAGTGTAAATGAATTGAATTTTAACCAGGTATCAACACTATTAACATCGATTGTTAAGCAGGCTACGGGTCAGATTGTACTAACTCCTACAAATACCAGTGACTTTGTATCTGTAGCGACAACCGCTTTAAAGAATGGAACAGACCCTGTAATGTCAGCAATTACACAAATGGTAACGCGTACAATTTTTTCAATTAGACCCTATTCTGAAAAATTTAAAGGGCTTAGGATATCTTCGGAGCGATGGGGGAATATTGTCCGCAAACTTAATATAGCTGACGGAGGGTATATTGACGATACGGCGTTCGCTCTTCCGGAAGACGGACAGAGCGTAGACATGTACAAACTCCGCCGGCCAAATATATTGCAGACCAATTTCTATGGTGCGAACGTGTTCAGTATTGAACGGTCATATTTTAGGGAGCAGTTGGAGTGCGCATTTACAAGCCCGGAGGAGCTTGCAAGCTTTTATAGTATGGTAACTGGTAACATCATGGATATGATAGAAACTGCACATGAAAACCTTAAGCGTGCAACGATTTCTAATCTTATTGGCGGAATTGTTTCTGGCGGAGGAACTGAACAGAACGTACATTTGCTTACTGAGTATAACGCAAAGACTGGCGGAAAATATACAGGTGTTACGGTCATGGCTCCGGGGGTATACCCCGATTTCATGAAATTTGTATACGCTCGAATAGCTACAGTTTCGGCGCTTCTTACTGAGCGTTTACAGCTTCATCATATTAATGTTACAGGCAAAGCTATCACACGTCATACGCCTTATGAAAACCAGAGACTATATATGTACGCTCCGGCGATGTATGAGAGTACTGCACGGGCAATAGCGGATACATATCATGATACATTTCTACGTTATGCAGACCATGAAACGGTTAATTTCTGGCAGTCTGTCAAGACACCAGATACGATTAATGTTACGCCGTCATATCTCGGGGCTGACGGAACTATTACTACGCCAAGTAATGCAGTGTCGGTTCCGAAGGTGTTCGCTCTTCTTTGTGATGAGGAAAGCTGCGGAATGACAGTATGCAATGAATGGAGCGCAACAAGTCCGCTCAATATTTCAGGCGGTTATTATAATGTTGCATGGCACTTTACGGACAGATTTTGGAACGACTTTACCGAAAATGCTGTAGTATTTACAATGGATTAATATTATGCAAGTTACGTTATATTCAGGATTTGGAAAGCGGAACAATTCAACCAAAACACCCCCCACAGGGGGGTCTACATACACCGGAACGCTAAAAGATAATTGTACAATATTAAAACCTATCATTATCTTTCAGGCTGCCGGGGCGGATGATTATTTCCCTGCAAGCTATCCTGCAAGCTATAATTACGCTTATATTGATGTTTTTGAGAGATATTATTTTGTGACGGAATGGGAATGGGTGGAACGGAATTGGATTGCAACACTTGAAGTTGACCCTTTGGCAACATATAAGGGTGATATTGGAACAGGTACACATTATGTCGAGCGTTGCAGCGGAACATTTAACGGACGTATTGTTGATACTGTATATCCTGTTTTAACTAATCCTACTGTCAATATAACCGATATTGACACACCATGGATTAATGAAACTTATTATATTGTGGGTATCAGTGGAGGTGGAGGGGCAACAGGTATAACCTATTATATTTTTTCATCCTCTCAGTATTCAACATTCATTCAAAATATTTATAATAGTAATTCATGGTGGAACGCTTCAACTGCAGATGTTACTTACGACCCCTCAATATTCAATCCGTTGGACTTTATAAAATCAATTAGGATGTACAGAAGTTCATTTGGCGGAACTGTGGTAGAAAGTGTAAATATGGGATATTGGAGCGTGCCCGCCACATGTCGAATAATATCTGATACACATGCATATTCAAGCGTGCAAAGAACAATTACATTGCCACAACATCCGCAGACTACAAGTCGGGGAAGCTATGTAAATTCAGATTTATATACTAAGCGTATATTATCAGTTAAACCCTTTGGTAAGATTCCTTTGGATTGCAGTTTAATTGCTAATGAAACGTCTATTAAAATTTATATTGGTATTGACGCATATTCTGGCCGGGGCTGGTTACGTGTATCTAATGGTTCAAATTCTATGATAATTGCTGAATCAGAGGCACAGGTTGGAGTTGATGTGCTTCTTAATGTTCAGGCCGTATCGGAACTTTCACGAGCAACAGCGATAGTCAATTCAGCTTCAAGTATTATTAGCACTTTGACCGGAAACGGTTCAAATATGACTATTGAAACAGGTGTGAGCAACTGGGCGGCAATTGCCGGAGTGCCGCTTATTCGTGAGACTGGAACAGGTGGGGATTTAGCAACATTTTCTTTTGCTGAAAGTAATAGATTATGTTCAGCATTTTATTCAATAGCTGATGAATATAATTCGGAGTTTGGCCGTCCATATTGCGCACCGGCGAAATTAAACACTGTAGGAGGTTTTATTAAGTGTGCAAATGCAGAGGTCGAATTCCCATGTCTCGCACCGGAACGCGCAAAAATTGAAGCGTACTTGAACGGAGGTTTTTTCTATGAATAGTGTGCCGTATTCATACGGTAATATCATGCTTGAAACGGCACCTGTTACGCCGTCAACAATACATGTAACGAATACAGCTTTATCAGCATTCTTCAGGCGTTATTTATTTTCTGATTTATTAAGTGTTTGGGAATGGGAAATCCCGGAGAATTGGGATAGCAATTATTTCAAAGCTGTACTATTCTCATGGGGATATTTTGCAGTTATTGATACTCCGGCATTCGGTATAATTCCACAACAGGCGGGATTAAAAGGATATAATGTACAGTATCAACCTACTAATGCTGTAATTTCTAATCCGAGAATCAATCAAATACTTGAACCTTTAATCGGTGAAGAATGCGCAGTAATCAGAATACGTCCCGATTATTGCGGCATGCTTGACCTTGTTAATTATTACGGCGATATGATGGCGTTAACTGCGGAAACACTCGATACAAATATACTGAATTCAAAGCTTGCTTATGTCTTCGCTTCTGATAATAAAGCCGGAGCAGAAACATTTAAGAAGTTTATGGATAAAATTGCCAGTGGTGAACCTGCGGCATTTATAGATAAAAATCTATTTGATGAAGAACACAACCCCCACTGGGTAAAGTTTAATAATGAAATTCGAAATAATTTCATAGCGAACGATTTACACGGACTTCTTAAAAATCTTTATAATGATTTTCTTAATCGAATAGGTATACCAACTGCCAATACTGATAAAAAAGAACGACTTATAACATCGGAGGTTGAAGCTAATACGCAGCAGTCGTTCTCCGCAATGGATATGAGTTTAAAGGAAGTCCAGCGAGGTATTGAGCAGGCTATAGAAATATTCCCTGAACTTGAGGGTAATCTGTCGGTTAAATGGAGGGTAGAAGTTAATGGACGCTTGTCTTTCAATAATGGGGATAGTCAATTCAACACTTCCGACAACAGCGGATTTTGAGAAGTTAGCTTCAAAATTTAAAAGCTGGTTTAATGTATCCAGTAGTTGGATGACGACACAACTCGCCGGATATATTCTTATAAATACTGCGGAACTTGAATTCATATTTCCCGACCCTAATTTTGCTGAAATTGCTATTAGTGCATGGGCTCAATTAAATGATGTGAGATTTACGGAATTATATAATACCACTACTGCGGAATTCTATAATTCGTTTGAACCTCTTGAAAATTACAATATGGAAGAGACAACTACGCAAGAAGATACTAATACCGGAACTGATTCGCATACCCACAGCGGAGGTACCACCACTGAAGATAGTATTACGACTAATGATACTGGAACAGTATCCGACAGCGGGAATGCCAGTCGTGACGGAACTACTACGCATAAAGTATCGGCATTTAATTCCTCAACATTAGCAGATGCGCATAGTGACACTGATGATTTTAGTACTACTTCTACTAATACCAGAACTGACAATTTAACACATAAAACTGAAGAGGCACACACATTTACAGACACGCAAAAGCTCGATATAAGCAGAAGTGATATATTAAATCGTACATTAACGCTAAGTCGTCACGGAAACATCGGAGTAACCACAAGTCAGCAAATGGCGCAAAGTCAAAGAGACTTAGTTATGTTCGATTTTAATAAATATATATGTGACGAATTTAAAAATGAGTTCTGTATTTTGTTATATTAAGAGGTGAAACAATGTCCTATTTTCCTTATACTAATTTTCATGGCTTAAACCTTGACTGGATAATTGAATATTTAAAATCCGCTAAAAGTGAAATAGAAGATTTAATAAATCAATTTGAAAACTTAATAGTTCAAACAACTGGCGATTCAACAAATAAGGTGATGAGCCAAAACGCTGTAACGGAACAGTTGAATTATTTAAGCTCCAGAATTAACAGTCTTAATACTACAGTCGAGGAATTAACCAATAAAGTCAATCAGGATATAGCTAATCTTGCTTCTTTTGAAGGTGAGACGGAATCTAATTTTAATTCTGTCAGGTCGCAATTATCGACTATTGAGAACTCCCTTACACGTTTTTTTTATGTTTTTGTTACACATACTGCCACGGAGAATACTATAAATGTATCGATGTCTGATTTACTAAAATACCGTACCAGAGCTAACGTCCGATATTATATCGTGGATAATGTCAATAATTTTGTCAGGTATGCATATGAATCATATTCGCCAAGCTCAACGACAATAATGATTCAGACTTTGCCCTTTACTAATGAAAATGCCGTCTATCGTGCAACGATTAACAGTACATCTGGAGCCATAACATATGCTACAGTTGGGATTGTACCGATATCTCAATCATCAGGTCTAAGTCAGACATCGGTAATGTCTCAAAGGGCTGTTACAGAATTTGTTAACAATTTAATCCTTTATGTAAAATTTACTATAACTGCCGATACCGCACGGTGTAACTATAGTTTTGATACAATATACAGGCATGTTGCAAATAACCGTTTTGTATACTGTGACGTCACATTCGTCGAGAAAAATATCGGGTATTTTTGTAGTGTATATGCAGCGGGTACTGAAAGTATTATTTTTAGGGCAATTCCGAGTTATGATAGTAGTCAGTCACTTATGGTGGTCTTAAAGTCCGACGATAAGGTTAGTTATACAGAGCCAACATTAGGTGTTCTTCCCTATTACCCGCGTTATGTCATATATTCAGACGGTAAAACAATCTCAGGAACTCAGGTGACAGTATTACAAAATATTTTAAATGCTATAGTCGTTAATAATTATGCACCACAAATTTATTTGAACATTTTAACGGATAATGTGACTGAGCAATTATATGTTGACAGTGCAAATAGCACCGGGTATGTCCTCCGAAATAATAACTATATTATAACATATACTACCAATCCGTCCGCAACTATAGAACCTGTCGAAAAAGTTTTTACTTCTTCAGTTACAGGATTCTCCCGAATAGCCGCCGGAGGTGAAACAGGATATAACATATTAAAAATAATCGGAACGGATGTCGATTTAACAAATTATTATATTGTTGACGCTGATATTACAAAGTTAATAGGTGGAGTTTCAACATTAATTTCCGTGTCTCTCGTATCTGGACATCCTGTAATATTAATATATACAAATGGCGTAGCGTTCTCCGGCAGCTGGACTGTCACTTGCAGGCATAAATAAAGCGGGCACAGCCCGCTTTATTTTTTAAAATGAACAATAATCGTCGTCATTAACAATTGGCATTTTAGAAGCTGTCTGAGGCTCATCGTCCGTTTCATCCGGCTTGATACCCCGGACTATATAGAGCTTATCAATAAATAATCTAAGGTTATAATCTAATGATTTTTTGGGCTTTTCTACGACACCCTCAATAATTACTTCTGCACCTTTAGGAATAAATTGCAGCACATTTTTTAATTGTTCCTTATTACCAATAATATCATAAAATACTGTATTTTTGAATATTTGGCAGGCCAGAGAGTTTGCAACCATAACTTTGGTACTTGTTTTAACCTCGCTCCACTCCTTACACAATCTGCCTTGAATTACTGTTTTGTTATACATTTTCTTTCTCCTTTAATAATTAATATTTATCTATATTTAAAATATAAGATACAAATTAAAATTACCGCAATAATGGTAGCTATAAGTAATCGAGCAGCCCAGAATTTCAACAGCTCAATCCATGTAAAATTATTTTTCATTTTATACACCTCAATACATTTTTATATATTTTAATAACAATTTTAATAAGTAACCTTTTTCCGCTTCGGCTTCTCCGAAATACACAGCGTTTACAATACTTCGGTATTTATTGCGGAACACTAAGATGTCATATTCATTAAGCTTAAAGTCTTTAGGTGCTCCGCTTTTATGTGTCGATAAGTAATACGGCTTTTGTCTGGATTTATGCCGGTATACTGTAATCTCTCCTATTGTTACGACTGGGATATACTCTGCAAGCGGACGTGACACGTCTAAGAAGCTGTCCATGTCCTCAAACAGGTTATCAATAGCTTGATTTGCAAACGCAGTATCTTTAGTATATTTGTATAATGCTGTTTTCTTTTTGCGCTCGCTTATTGGCGAATTCAGATATAAAGCTATTAAACGTTCATGTTCTCTGTCTATTTTCAATTCTTTCTTATTACGGTACATTTCCATAATTGGACTAATCATATTGAGCGTTAAAAAGTAGTCGTTGTTTAAAATTGTAGAATTGCATATACTAATAACGCGGAGTGCCGGACGACCTTCTAACTCCCTATTACGATTAATAGTCTCATAAGCATTGAAAAATGTGAATGCCTCGCCATTCATGCTTTGCCCCTTTAATGTTTGGGGTATCGCTTCATCCTGTATTATAAAATCAATATCCGTCATATCTCCGCCGCGGAAATTTGCAAAGGTTGACAAGCTCATCATATATCCGAGACATTCACCCCACGCCTTGCCATCCTCATCGGCATAATAAAAACTATAGCAGTCGTCACCGTTAGGATAAGGTCGAATATCTAACCCTTTATCAGAATTCAGTTTTTTGAATACGTTAAAAGCTTCTGTAGAAAGCTTCTTAACCTCGGAAGCTTTGCGCCGAAGTAATATGAATTTTGTATGACGATTTAATACTATTGTTTCAAGTATAGTATAGGTCTTCCCAATTCCTCGGCCTCCGATTAGCCACATAAACGGCAAACCCTTATTTAACAGATATTCAATATCAGGATATCCTGACGGTTGATATAATTTACTTTTCTTTACTCTATCCATCGTATCTTTTCCATATCAAAATAATTTTTTCGTAACCATTCAAGGGATGAATTGCTGATACGTTTCAAAATATCTTCTATATCTATACTTGTACTAAGCTTATACGTTGTTGGAACTATTGCAACATTAGACGATATGTGAAGATTATGCCCATCAATTTGTAGATCTATGTCCGTATCATTATCATTATAAATAGCCCGAGTCCCTCCGGCTTTACTCCAGATGAACCCGTCTTTGAACTTTTCAATATCGCCGAGTTCTTCTGCGCCGGACGGATTATTGCCTTTTCGGAATTTATTCACCCCTGCCACAGTCACTTTTAATTCTCCGTCCTTAACCTGTGCGTATTTCTTCGCCCCCAGAGTGGCGAATTTTTCGCTTATTCCCTCGTTTTCATATACCCCCATATAATGAGTGCCCCCCTTTATGTCAACCGCCTTGTAGCCCATTTTTTGAGCCTCTGCGACCATGCGGTTATTATAATCGGCAGGAGTATAATTTCCGATATATTTTACACTGTCTGTATCCGCATATACAAAATCTCTTCCGACTATCCACATAAAAGCTTTTAAGTCCTGCCGGGCATAAGCTGTAACCCACACCCCCACAGCATACGGGAGAAATGGTGCTCGCTTCATTTTAGCAAGTTTCTCCTCTTTCGTGTCTATAAGATAGTATTCGTCAGTTGAAGAAAGATACGCTATATCATCTTTCAAAGTGTTTTGTACGGTCATACCATACAATGCGTTGATTTTCTTTTTTGACTCTGCGTATGAAATTTTATCTTCTCCGCCTTTCAACTCTGTCTTTTTTATAAACAAATCAATCACCAACTTTCTAAATTCGTAGGGTAAATTTCGTTTGAGAGACTTATAACATTCTATTATTGTTATATCGTGCAAAGAAATGTTATAATCCTCTAATAAAATCATTAAGTCAATTTCTGTTATTGTTGTCTCCAAACTTTCTGCGTATAATATTCGCCCATTATCGAGCAAATAGTTTTTTATGTTCCTACACTTACTGAACGATATATACGGTTGATGCCATTTCTTAAGTTCTACATGTTCCAATCGTACACGGATTACGTATCCGAATTTTTCCGAATTTGATAGTAGGGTTTTAATATCATCTGTCGTTTCTCTAAACTCGGTCAGCGGAAATTTTTTATTAACCAGTTCGTAAGGATATGAGCTTTCACGGTCATAGCTTCCAACATTATATAATATCTTTCCAACATAGAAACGGTTAGCGTGAGTATCTCCACCTCTAAACGCTTCACGCAACAATTCAAACACGTGTAAGGTGGGCACTAAACCTCGTAATATTCCGTTATATGGGAATAATACCTTTTTTGCCATACGCCGGACATATCCAGTTGAAGTATACGGGATTGTGTTTAGTGTGTCGCCGTTAGCTTTTAACAGTGATTTAATAGCGCATGATAACCCTACAACATCATTTCGCATATAAATTAAATCTTCAGTTTCTATTTCCGTCCAAGGATAACGTACTACGTCGTAATTCATTTCCGTTTTCTGTAATGCTTTAGGAACGTTCATATCTTTCATAAACCGTTCAAGACCTGTTCCCGCAAGCTTGTAACTACAACGAAATTCCACTTTATCCCACACACAGTACAAAGGTTCTCGAACGTCAACTAAAAACACTTCTTTTCGGTCAAACTCATGAATGCCCTTTAAAAATTGGAATTCGTGAGCTAAATTGTGAACATATATAATTAATCGTTTCTTCTCTGGAATTATTCGGTTTATTTCGTCAATCACGTTTATGAATTCTTCCCAAGTTCGGCCATATATTACAGGGATACCCCATATATGCAACTGCCATATATACATAAACGCATGTGTCTCATCTTTGTATTCAATTTTACTCGTTTCTATATCCCATGACGCTATTACTTCCAGATACTTATTAACTGATTTCGTTAATAATATTTTGGACAGTCTCGTTTTTAGCATCTCCATTAATAAATGCACGTGCAAGCTCCTCCGACGAATATATATCTATTAGTTTTGTGTTCTTCGCCGCCGCCATAAAATCCGCAAACTTATTATATTGTGCCTCTGTAATATTATAATCATGACTTTGAAGCGTCTTAACAGCCTTTTTTCTAATTTGTCGCAGTCCTGCAATACTCGCGAATTTGTTTTTGTATAAATTCTCTGCAATTTCACGATAAAAGGGTAAATCCTCATCTGATATATCCTTAGGGGCTTCTAAATCAAATAATCCGCTTTTAAGTACTTTGTCATAATCCGACCATTCCTTAGACGCTGAAAACCTTTGCTCGCGCTTCTTAAGAATATAATACAATCGGCGGTATTCTTGCCTATCTGTCATCTGTATCACCCTCGGTCATAATGTCTAAACATTCTTTGACTGCCGATAGCTTCGCTTGATAGAGATCAGTTTCCAAACTATTCTTGCAGACACTATAGTGTCGACGGTACATTATTTCATAATAATTATATAATTTAATCATTTTGTCTGTTTTCGTCATTGTCTAAACACCCCCATACTAAAACATTGTAGTAGTCGTCAACTCTACATTTTGCCAACCCTGACTTACTATTAACACATTCATATATTGAGTTTAATTCCTCTTGATGAATTCCGCCTTTTAAAAAATGAGAGTATATAGTACCGTCTGACGCGCGAAATGTTATAACATCATTACCGTTCATAAACTCAATTCCGTGAGGTGCTAATAATTCCGTTTTACTTCCTATGTGATAATCTAATACGCAGTAGCCGGTTGAATCGTATAACAATACTGTGTAATACCCTGTACATTCATCATCCACTGCATAACCCAGATATATAAAATGATCTTCACATACTTTATTTAATCGGTCGATTTCATCCCACGTATGAAGCTCAAAGTCATCATCCATACCTAAAGAATCTTTAAAGTGTTTGTATTCGTTCATATCTGTATCCTCCTATACACTTCATTATCGTGATTATAGTATAACAAAATATTATGTCTGTGTAAGATATAATTTGTAAATGATTAATACTAATTGTATTGAATTTGTGTTAAGATGTAGTTAGCATATGCTAACTATAGTAATTATGAATTTCGTTAAATTTTTAACGAAGTGTGGCAACGAAGTGTGGAACGGTAATTATGAATATTTTTATGGTGAATTGTAAAAAGTGTGTGAGGTTTTGTAATATTAACAAATTGTTCATGAAATTCATGGGAATTTCATTTTGTTCACAATTTGTTAATAATC